TTTGAAAAATGAGACCTTAGTATTACTTACTGACACGGGGTCTCAAGTCTCACTTAGACCGGGGGTGCTCGTCACCCCCAAAAAAAACGTGATAAACGCGTGAAAAACACGTGACGCCACACGGAACGTTATGGAACAACGCCATCTAAGCCACACGGGTATATAAGAAACGACATCCCCCTTGATCTGAAATGACCAAGCCATTACCAGATCAAAGTGTTTTTGACTTTCAAACTGACTATATCGAAAACCCATTTATTACTGAAGAACCATTTGAAGTAGCTAGATGTCGAATGAAACAAATGAACGAAGACAAGGCCGAATATGGTTACTTACAATCCCAAGCGATTCGTGGTCAGTCCCAGCGTCTCTTCCAGAATTTGTCGCCTATATCAAAGGACAGAAAGAAATCGGGAATTCCACTAGCTATGAACACTGGCAAGTTATCGCCTATTATAATAAAAGTAGAATAAAAACTTATTTAGAAGTCTCAAGACGAATTGTTAAGTCAAACTTTGGAACAAGCGCTCACTGCGAGCTCACCCGATCGGAAGCCGCTGATCAATATGTATGGAAAGAGGATACGCGAATCCCCGGAACCCAGTTTGAGTTGGGGATCAAGCCCCACCGACGTAACAATGCAACCGACTGGGATAATATTTGGGAATCCGCCAAGTCCGGTAGAATACTCGAAATCCCCGCCAATGTACGAGTACAACATTACCGGACTCTACGCACTATCGCTTCAGACTATAGCACACCACTTGCTATGGAGCGACAAGTTTTCGTCTTCTGTGGCCGAACTGGCACTGGAAAGTCTCGCCGCGCATGGGATGAATCGGGTTTTTCTGCTTACCCTAAAGATCCCCGAACCAAATTCTGGGATGGTTACCGAGATCAACCAAATGTTGTTATCGATGAATTTCGAGGCGGTATCGACATCGCCCATTTACTCCGGTGGCTCGATCGGTACCCTGTGCTTGTGGAGATCAAAGGATCATCCACTCCACTGGTAGCTCAAAAAATATGGATTACTTCTAATTTACATCCGTTTAACTGGTATCCTGATCTGGATGAAGAAACACGGAATGCTTTACTTAGAAGATTACAAATAACAGAATTCGAATAAAAAAACTTTACTAAATGAATCCTTGGGGAAATAATCGTCGAGCATTGTTTAGAAATTATGGATCAAAATTAGTTAAATACGTAAAAGATCCTTGGAATTTCTTTACCGAAGATTACAAAAGAATGGCACCACTCAAACGAAATAGCACTAGCACTTATCCAAGTCCACCCAGAACTCCCAAGAGGAAAACGAAGACCGGAACCTATGTCGTCAAGCCATATTCGATTAAACCTAAACCTAAAAGATCGGCTAAACCGATTAGGAGAAAGATTTTTGCGGTTGGTCAAAGACGTATTCAAAGAAAAACCCAAGTAAAAGGTCTTTCTACTGGTACTTATCAAGGAAAGTTTGCTACACCATCTGGTTTAAAGAAAACTTTTGAAACTACTGGAAACAAATTAGGTTTTGTAACAGGAAAAGAAGTTCATGGAATAGTAGAAGATCCTGATTGTGTGTATATATATCACACTCCTTATGAAGTTAGTTTAACTGTAACTGCTATATGTGGTGCTTTATGTAGAACATTATTGAGAAAAGCTGGTATTGAAGTTGGCAATCAAAAGAATGAACTTTTGTTTAATTCTTTTGACAATTCATCTGGAGCTACTTTTGTTTTTACATTCCAAAACATTCAGGGAAATACAACTAGTTATGCCGTAATATGTGCCAATGATTGGGATTTTGATAGATTAGTTCTTGAAGTAGCAAACCAATCGATTGCAGGTAAGATCGGTTACCAATTTAAAGATTATTTGTTAGGGAATAATCCTTATATGCCATATTCAATGAGTTTATATTTTGATGATTCTAGAAATGATACTGGTACAAGTTTTACAACTCGTTTAGCTGCTCATGTTACGTTAGGCGATGAGTATATGGTTTTGCAACAATATAGTTGTTTAACCATTCAAAATAGAACTAAAGGTTCCAATGCATCTGATTATGATGCTGATCGTATTGATAATCAACCATTGAAAGGAAAGATTTATCAATTTAAAAATGCTGATCCAAGATTAAAAACTCAACAGCGTGGTGGAACTGGTATGGTAAATTTCCACGAGCAAGTGTATTCTTCTGGAGATACTGATGCAATTAGAGCTTTTGGCGGGACTGCTGATTTTCCCGCTACTTCTCATATGAATGAACCACCAGAACCTACTTTGTGGAGAAATATTGATAAGACTAGTAATATTTCATTAGAACCTGGAGCGATGAAAAAATGTATGTTGGTATCTGAATACAAATTTAGATTGCCAACTATAATGAACAAATTAAAGGTAGATCATTTTTCTCAGAGTAATAATATGAAATCGTTTCAAGGTTTACATGGTGGTAAATCTCAAATCATAGCTTTGGAAGAACAATTAGCAACTCCTGGTGATAATTTTATTACTTGTATTTATGAACAAGAAACCAAAGTTAGCGCTTATACTTATACTAAAAAATTAAAGGGAACATTGAAAACTGTTATGGCTAAAGGCACTAATTCTCAATGGACACCTCCACTTTAATAAAACTACGATAAATTTAGGGTTAGCGCACAACGTCTACAACTAATTTAGGGTAAGGGCACACAACTGTGCAACAACTTAGGACTGTCCAATAATGGGGAGTTATTCTTTAAAATTACCTAGCGGGTATCGGTGACGATGCCCAAGATTTAGGTAGGAACGTGAGTGACGGGTTAGGGTTTAGGGTAAGGGCGCACACGCTTTACAACCTAACCAATATATATACAACTAATTTAGGGTTAGCGCACAACGTCTACAACTAATTTAGGGTAAGGGCGCACAACTGTGCAACAACTTATAGTGTCAGTAAGCACCAAAAGGGAACTTTGAAAAATGAGACCTTAGTATTACTTACTGACACGGGGTCTCAAGTCTCACTTAGACCGGGGGTGCTCGTCACCCCCAAAAAAAACGTGATAAACGCGTGAAAAACACGTGACGCCACA